AAACCTGAACCGCATCCGAAACCTGACCAGATAAGGCAAAATAAATATTAGCCGTCCGGTTCTGATATTTCTCAGTTAGCGCAATCCCTAAAGCCTGAGGATTGATTCCAGATAATGAAATCTGAATTCCTTTTGCCGCGATGTCTGTCGTATCTTCCATCGAGGAAATCGCCAGAAGCGTTCCCGCTCCAGTATATGAAAACCCGTTATAAGTTATATTTCCCAAACCAGACCATAGACGAACGGCTCCAGAATCAAACTTCAATTCAACCAGAAGGATCGGCTGAATTGCAGATGTTTGAAGCGCACTCGCAAATCCTGCCGCAAGACTTCTGGTCATAGTGCCTCAACCGCAGAAAAATTGATCCCATAAACGGAAGCATTGTCGATCGAAAAAGAAGCATCAGAACTTGATAATCTGAACAATCCTTTTGCACCTGAGACTGTAACAGTGGCATTATCTGATGGCGAAGATCGGAGCGAAGGCCAAATATCGAGCGAAACCTGACCGCTTCCATTCGAATTAGCATCCACAAGAACCTTATAAAGTTGACTCCCCGAACCAGAACCAAGCTGAATATAATCGCCAGCCTTTAAATATCCTGTCGCGCTATTTGGTGCGCCATCTATATTTAGAGTCGATCCTGTTTGTGATGCACCATTCACAAGAGGCGTTCCCGGAGCAGATGAAGCCGTTCCTCTTGCAGTTGCACCAAGCGGATCACCGAGAAGAAATGTCCCATAAGCACCATTTAAAGAGATAAGAAATGCAATCCATTCCTCTGCCGATGCGCGTTTCATTGGCGGGAGCGTTACAGATGCTTCCCACCTAGAACCTTGATGTTGCATCACCTGAGTTGTCAATGTGAACGGAGAAGTTGCAACCGCGACGGAATTACGAGCAGTAATGACAATGTTTGCCAATCCTGTAATCGTCGGGAGTGATAAAGGATAAGTGATTGCCATAATTAACCACCAAATGCGTTAGCAAACGAGCCGCCACGCCTTTTTGCATCAATGACTGCCGCTTTTGCCGCGTTTGAGATTTGAGGCAAGAGGTTTTGAATTTCAGCACGAACGGTTTGCTGAACACCTGTCGAGATATTGATCGTCTGATTAACAACCACTCCAGAACCGCTAGACATCATCGAATCTGGTATTATCGAACCCGATCGAGAAGGCATAAATAATTCAGGACCATTCTCACCGACAATATAAGGAGAACCAGAAGAAACAGAACCGCCAGCCGCTCGCATAGGAATCGGAGGCAAAGGAACTGATCCGCCACCGCCTAATCCAAACATTGATAATAGATTGAATCCACCACCACCAGATGAACCGCCAAAGAATCCGCTAACCATCTGTCTAAATGTCACTCTTGCCATATCTGCAATGATCGAATCAGCAAGAGATTTGAAATCTAACTTTCCAGTTTTAACGAAATTAACAAAAGCATCTTCCATCGATTGGAACGCATTAACCCATGTATCTGAAACAGCCTGACCAACATTGGTAAATTCTTCACGAACCCTCTTGAGGCCATCAAGCATTCCGCCTTCAAAAGAACGTTTGAATTCTTCATTCCTCTGCATCATAGCAATTTTTTCAGCAAGCAAGGCTTCCGCTTCCTGTCTAAATGCTTCAGTATTTTGTCCGGCATTTTCACGAACCATTTTATTGATTTCGTTCATGCCTTCTTTTTCAGCTTTTAAAATATTGTATTCAGCAGAAGTCATTCCGACTTGTTTGGTTTCAAGAGCAAGAAGATCAATCGCTTCTCTTTGTTTGATTAAATATTCTTTTAATTGATCAATACCACCTTTCCCACCAAGTGCAGTTGCTAACTGACTTTCACGCAATAATTCGATCGCGCTTTTCTGGCGTGGACCTGAGATAACAGTAGGCGGGGGCAAAGCAGGAGCAGGTTGACCAGCTTGAATTTGACTAGGATCAAGAGGCGCACCACCAAGAGCAAAAGATGTAGCATATCCGGTATTCATGCCCATCAATGCACGATTGAATTGAGGAGCATTCTCATTGAACCTCAAAACAGATTCTAAAAGAGAATTAAAATAAGGAAGAATTCCTGTCGCAATATTATTTCCGACAATTTGAAAGTTTGCTGAAATTCTTTCAAGATTATCATTGAAACGATCAGACTCAGCCGCCAGTTCTGGACCAATTACAACCTTGAATTTTTCTATTGCCGCCGATCCCTCATTCAACATCGGGACAAGATCAGCGCCAGCTTTTCCAAATAACTTAACAGCTAGAGCATTCTTTAATGCTCCATCTTCCATATCTTTGAAAATATTAGAGATGTCTTTCATTACCGATCCAGCATCGCGGATCGATCCATCAGCGTTCTTTACATCAACGCCGAGAATATTAAATATTTTTGAAAGCTCTCTATTTCCACCAGCCGCTTCGACGATGTTTGAACTTAGTTTTTTAAGGCCGACAGCAACACCTTCGATGCTTGTTCCTGACATCAAAGCAACTTGCGAAAACTTTGAAAGTTCGCTGACAGCAATACCAGTCTTTTTAGATAAATCATTCATGCTATCAGCTTGATCGATCAGCTTTTTAAATGTGCCGATCGCACCAATGCCTGATAAAGCAACACCAATAGCAGTAAAGGAGCGACTCAACATCATCGCTCCATTACCCATTTTCATCATATTAGATTGTATTGAATTAAATGCCGCCGCAGTTTTATCAATCGCGGTTAATTCAATTTTGAGTTCATTTGCTGTTGCCATTTTTCATCCGCTCCGCGACAATGTTCAAATAAGCAACCCAACCAATAAACTCAGAAACCGACATCGTATCTATTTCTTCAAGTGTTTTACCTAAACGATCCGCGAGCGCATAACGAGAAAACGCATCGGGATCGTCTCTTAGTTTTTTATTGATTCCTCAACACTTGCGGTTGCGATCATTTCATTAGCTATCCGAACAATAATATCTGGATCAACTGAATTTAGAAGATCGCGCTTATGTTCGAGAGTAAAGATTTGCTCGCCTTTTTCGTCTTTTGCTTTCAAGATAAGACAATCAACCAAAACTTTCAGAGATGATTCCTGAGAGCCTTTGAAAATCTTATCCTTTTCCGCCAGTGTGAAAGGAGTGGAATAAATCAAGAATGGTTTTCCAGATTCACCCCACTCAGGAACTTCAATCACATTTACGTTTTTGTCTTTAAAGTGCGCTTTAGCTTTTTCAATTATGTGCATTTTGTTTCCTTAATTATGATGCCGTTGATGATGAGAGTGTTCCTGTGCCTTGGAAGGCAAAAGTTGCTTCAACCATACCATCAAAAGATGCAGTGCGTTCAATCGATGTTACGATGACAGAACCAGTGTAATAAGTGTCACCAGCTGTTGCGCCTTCAGGATAAAGGTTGAGCGTAACCGTCGAGCCAGATGTCAAAGCACCCTGACCTGTCGTGTCAGTTTCATCCCAATAGCAAGTAACCTGACCAGTGAAAGCCGAAAGAACTGACTTATATGAACGCCAAGAATCACCCATCGTCGTGTCTTCGATGGTGTCTGCCGTATTGGTCAAAGTCCAAGAACGGACTTCAGCGATTGTATTTGTCGAAATCTTTACGATTCCTTCCGAACCCGTATGATTTGCCATTTTAAAAACTCCTAAGCTGGCGACTCTGATTCAGTTTCAGTCGTTCGATAAGAAACTTGAAACGTCATCTTAATCGAGCCGACAGGTTGCTCACCTTCTGCATTATAGTCGATAACCGTCCCCGTCAAAACAGTGTCTTTTGCCAAAGCATTACAGGTCGGATCGGCTAGAATTGCCTCTTCAACGTCTCTGGCAATCGCATCAAGCGTATCATCCAAACCGGATGTTGCTTTTGCCATGCCTTCGAGCGTGAAATTTACTCTCCGCATCACCTTGCGAGGCCGCGTCATCGTATCTGGATCGCTCTCTTCGCTCAGTGTATAGACAAGCAAAAGAGGCTGATTGATCGATGCGATAGGATAGAACCGCGTCTGATAAACCCGCGTCGATGTCGTTGTTAGATTCGAGACGTTTGAAACAATGCGATCTCTAATCTGTTTCCGAAGATGCGCCATTATTGCTTCTCCAGAAC